AAGCAAGAACATCTTGGATTGATGCAATCGTATATCCAAAACCATATGGTACAAAATATGATAGCACAGCTAATGGTAGTTTTCCAACAATCGTAGGTCAAAGTGGTTTAGGTCAAACAAAATTTTTTGAACATGAGGTAGGTACCGATCAAGTTAATGAAGATGGATCTACTACAATAGTGTCATCATTTGTAAAATCATACGATATAGATTTAGAACAAAAACAAAGAGATGCAAGAGGTAGAGCTAGTGGTCCTAAAGTTGCAGGAGAAGTATTTTTAGCTATGCGAAGATTTATACCAGATTTTAAAACATTAATTGGTAATGCAAAAGTAAGTTTAGGAATAAAAAGATATCCTCAACAATCAGATACTACAACAACATTGAGTCCTTTTACAGTAGACTCAACTACAATTAAAAAAGATACAAGAGCTAGAGGTCGATTTATAAACGTTAAAATAGAAAACGATGATAGTGGTGAATCCTGGAGATTTGGTACACTTCGTTTAGATGTACAACCAGATGGACGTAGATAATGGCTAAGATAAATGTTAGAATACCAGAACCAAAAACAGAATATGATGTATCTAACCAAAAACAAATTAACAGAGCTTTAACTATTATGAAGGATCAATTAAATTCTACATTTTTAGATGAGCTAAAACAGGAGCAAGAGAGATTCTCTTGGTTTATAAATGGCTAACGTATATAAAAATGAATTAGTAGATTTAACTACTACAGATAATACTACGGTGTATACAACACCATCTGATTCTAGAGCTATAATTAAAAGTATTTTAGTATCTGAAGATGCTGGATCGGGATCAACAATAACTTTTACTATAACAAATGCTGCATCAGCAGTGTTTAATTTGTTTAAAGACAAATCAATAGCCTCAAAAGCAACAACAGAGCTGTTAACTCACCCTTTAATTTTAGAAGAAAATGAGGTATTAAAGGCACAAGCAGCAGATGCAAATGAATTACATGTTATTGCATCAATATTGGAGATTAATAGGGATTAATATGTCATTTATAGAAACAGAAGCATCATACAGAATAGAAGTAATAAACGGTAAACCGGTAAAAGTTATAACACCAAAATCAGAAGTTACATTAACTAATATGAAAACAGGACAAGAGTATAACTCAGACGCGGAAGCTATGCAAGACGTACAAAATCCTGAAACAGAAACTGTAGCTGATGATATTAAAAGAGATGTTAAGATAACTGTAGAAGCATTACCTCTTGGCGGAGATACAAAATTATAATATAATAGAACGATGGCAATAACTAGAGCACAAGAAGCAAGACAACTACGTAGAAGAGGAGGCATTATGGGAAGTAATGCAGGTTCTATGTTAGTTACTCCAACATTGGATGGAAGTAGACCAGGTTACTATGGACCCGATGGTGGTTTTGCAACAGAAGACGATAATTATCAAACAAGTGCTGTAGATTATGGCGGAGTTCAAGGTATATCAGATAGAGATGCTGAAAGAGTTTTTGATGCACGACCTGATTTAAAAGAAGCTTTTGATAACGCTGATGCAGAAGCTGAAAAAAGAAGAAAAGAAAAAGAAAAAGCTGATAAGGAGAGAAGAAAGAGAGAACAAAGAGAAGCTAAAAAAGAAGCTCGAAAAGAAAAAGCAAAATTAACTAAGGCAGAAAAAAAGAAAAAACGAATGCAAAAAGCAGCTTTTGAAAGATTTCAACAACTAGAAAAATATGTTGATCCTTTTGGTGATGAAACAACTTTTGCAAATATGTCTGGAATAGATGCTGCAAGAAAAGCAGGTTACAATGTAAATGAATTTGGACCTCCGGGATCAATTGAATTTGAATATGATAAATCTAGATTTAGAGATCCTATAACAGGAAAAATTAGAGGTGATTTAACTGAAAAGGTTAACATCAACGAAGGTAAAACAGATATATTTGGAAACCCAAAAGAACCAAAATTTGTTGAACAGTTTAAATCAGATGCTATTCCAGGTTATGATTTTAGTATTAACCCAGTAAAAAGTAATTTTCAAAGTGGTCTTGGAACTCTTACAAGCACAGGAAGTACAACTAAAGTAAGACCTAATGATTATGGTATACAAATTCCTACAGGAACAAGTTTAGATATACTTTCTGGTATTGTTAGACCAGAAACAGGACTTCAAGCTTTTAATACTTTAGAAGAAGCTAGAAATATAGGTGATCTTACATCTAGATATGCTGGAGGAGATGATTCAGCTTATGACGAATATTTAGACCTTATAGATAGAACCAACCCAACAACAGGTGGTGGCGGTGGTGAAGATAATCAAGAAATGGATCCTTGTAAAGGACCCAACCCACCGGCTTATTGTAATGTAGGTAATGACACGGAAGAAGAAGATACAACACCTAAAAGAAACTTAGGTGGCATTGCACCAAGATTTGCTGGTTCTATATTTGATTTCACAGGTCTTGCAGATGGTGGCAGAGTTGCTGCTATGGGTGGTGGTATCATGAATACTGATGTTATGGGTGGTATGGCTGATGGTAACATTGATGAAGCTGGTAGACAAATGTATTTCTTAGGTAAACTAGTTAAGAAAGCAACTAGAGCAGTTAAGAAAGTTGCTAAGTCTCCATTTGGTAAAGCTGCATTGATGTATGGTTTAGGTGCTATGGGTGGATCGTTTGGTGCAGGTAAAGGTTTGTTTAGTAAAGGCATGTTTAATCCAGCAAATATAAAAGCTGGTTTGTTGGGAACTAAAGCATCAATGGCTGCAGGGCCTATGAAATATTTACAAGGGACTCCTTTTACTGAAGGTTTATTAGGTAAATTAGGAATTACAAAAGGTGGTGGATCATTAATGCCAACACTAAAAGGTGGTTTAGCTTTAGGTTTTGGAGTTCCTCTTGCTTTAGACATGTTAGGTGTGGGTAAAGACGATGATGATAAAATGGATTTAGATGCGTATTACAAAAGTCAAGGTATTAATGTAGCTGATATAAGATTAAATCCTTACAACTATTTAGCACCAAGATTTGCTGCTGATGGTGGTCTGATGAGAACAGGCTATCAAGAAGGTGGTGATGCAGAACCAGTAGCCAAGAAGACTATGCCATTATTAGATATGGATGGTCAAGAAAAAGATTACAGAGAAACAGGTGGTTTTGTAGATATGGGTAGAATGGAAAGAGCTGACGATGTACCCGCTAGACTATCAAAGAATGAATTCGTATTTACAGCAGATGCTGTAAGAAATGCTGGTGAAGGAGATATAGACAAAGGCGCAGAAGTTATGTATAACATGATGAAAAACCTCGAATCCGGAGGTGAAGTATCAGAAGAATCGCAAGGATTAGATGGCGCTAGAGAAATGTTTCAAACATCACAAAGATTAGAGGAAGTATTATAATGGCAACAGAAACTACAATATCAAGACCGGCGCCCTTTGTAGAAGATATAGGTAAAGATCTCGCCAAACAAGCCGTAGCAATGACTGGTGTACCAGTCGTATCAACAGGCATTACAGGTATATCACAACAACCAGGTGAGACAGCAGCAGGATTTAAAGCAAGACAAGATGCTGCAAGAGCATTTACAACAAGACAAGAAAGTTTAACAGGACTTGCACCACAAGTAGCAGGTCAAGATGCATTACAAAAACAAGCACAAACATTAGCAACACAAGGTGTTGGATCTTTTCAACCGTTTTTACAACAAGCACAAGCTGCAACTGGACCACAAGCATTTCAACAATTTATGTCACCGTATCAACAACAGGTGATGGATACATCATTAGCAGAATTTGATAGACAAGCACAAGCTCAAGAACAACGGATCAGGGACCAAGCTGTATCTTCAGGTGCATTTGGTGGTGGACGTGAAGGTGTTTTACAAGCAGAGTATCAAGCAGGTTCAGATAGAAACAGAGCAGCACTACAAGCAGGATTATTACAACAAGGTTTTGGTCAAGCACAACAAGCAGCACAACAACAATTTGCAAATCAAATGGGATTAGCATCAGCATTACCTGGATTACAAAGAGGAGATATTTCAACGTTAGGTTCATTGGGCGCATTGAATCAAGCGCAAACACAAGCGGGACTTGATGCAACTAGAGAAGCAAACAGAATGGCTGCATTCCAACCACAAGAACAACTACAACAATACGGTAATCTTGTTACAGGTATCATGGGTGGAATGGCTGGATCAGGAACACAAACACAACAAATACCAGACCCAGGATTCTTACAAACTGCATTAGGTGCAGCGGCTACTGGAGCAGGTATCTACGGCGCGTTAAAATAATATGAGTAGAACACTTAGAAGACCGATGTTTAGAATGGGTGGATCAACCAACGAAGGTATTACTTCTGGTTTAAATACACCAAGACAAGGATACAAAAAAGCAGGTGATGTTGATCCTAATAATAATCCTTCACCAATGAAATTAGATTACAACATTTCTCAAATGTTTCCTACAACAGCAGAAATGGACGAAGCAAGAAAATATTACAAACCATACTTTGAAAGACCAGAAGGTGAAGGGTTTAATAGATTTTTAATGAACACAGGTTTAAATTTAATGTCTGCTACACCAAGAGGTAAAGGATTTACTGGTCTACTATCAACAGCAGCTAGTGCAGCAAAGGAACCAACTGCACAATTATTTGAAGACATGGATAGAGAGAAATTACAAAAGAATGTAGCAGATGCTGATTTGTTTAAAACTATCATGGAACAAAAAGGTCAAATACTTTCTGAAGCAGCTGGTACTGATCAATCAGCAGATGTATTTAAAGACCAAGCTATGATGGGCGAGCTTGCAAAAATTGTACCACAAATATCTGACACAATTGCTAAGTTAAAAGAAGATCCAAATAATAAAGAATTACAAGATAAATTACAAATTTTAGAAGGACAAAAGAAAATTATATTAGGTGATGACCCTATTGCTGAAGCATCATTAGAAATATTTGTTAAGTCTCCACAGGGAGCAACAATATTCAATACTGAAAGAAAGAAATTATTAGCAGCTAATGCTGAAAAATACATGACTGATTCAGGTGTTAATGAAGTTTTATTAACACAAGATACTATGCAAATTATTGAACAAATATTAAGAGGTTTCTATGCTGAAGGTGGTAGAGTTGGTTTAGCTGAGTCTTTCCCAGGAACTGCAGGTGATGCTATGGAAGCACAAAACATGGAACCTGCACCACAACCTATATCTTCTACAAATCAAATGGACTTTCAAACTTTAAGAGCTAGATTACCACAAGAAATTACAGACGATGTAGTAAAATTATTATCAGTTAGTCCAGAGGCTTTTGAAGACTTTGCAACTATACAAACTCAACAGGATGTAGATGTCTTTAACAAAAAATATGATGTGAATTTAGTGTTACCGGCGGAGGCATAACATGGCCGAAATAAAGCCCTACGAGCGATATAAGAAAGACAAAGAACAAAAAGACGAAATAGAAATATTTAAAAAAGATTTTTATCAATCATTACAAGGTGTAGGTGAACCAAAAGCTGATGTAAAATGGTTAAGACCTGTAAAAGAATCGTTTAATGCTGAAACAAAAGATTCTAGTATATTAAGATTTAGTTTATTCTTAGATCCTAAATTAAGAATACTTGCTCAAGAATCTTTTAATTCAACTAGAAAAAAAGAAGGTAAACCACCTCTTGATCTTATTGAAGCTTTAGAAGCTAAAGATGAAAAAGATTACATATCAGGTTGGGACGAAATAAGAAAAGGTGTTGAAGCAGGAGCTCATGATTTTGTACACGGTGTAGGAACAATATTATTTGCAGGTACAGACCTTGCAAGAAATACAGATTTCTTGACTAAATTTGATAAGATGATGGAAGATAGAGAACCATCACAACCTGAAACATGGAGAGGTG